TGGAGGGCCGAATGAAACGTTGCAACGCGCCGTATTGTTACGAACTCGTCAAGGGTTGCAGGTTTGGCTATCTTAGAAAGAACCGCAACTCTGAGACGCCTGAGTTCTATTGCCGTTGTGTCAAGGACTGCGCCAAGTGCAAGGTAGAAGGCGAGATATACATGCACCCGCCGGAGGTAGAATGTTAAACGATACGTGCGAACTGTGCGGCACAACGGACGAACTGACCCCGATTGAGATAGGCGTTTGTGGCACGGTCTTTATGGCCTGTCGTGGATGCTGTCATAATCGTGGCCTATTAACGAACCAAGACCACAGGAGGCGAGCAAAGACGTGACATTAACTGAATGTATGACGTGCGATAACTACTATGGCATACGAGTCGGCCCGATTTATACGCAGGTAGAAAAGAGTTGCTCACTTGGCATTCCATTCGATGTGATGATACGCAGTCGGTTCAATGGTGAACAGTGGAATTGCCCGCAGCGCAAAGATAAATAAGCAAGTGAGACATACAACTTATTAGCGAATCAAGTTAGGCATTCCTTGATTCGTGAAAAGCGAATTGGGGTATCTTGGACTATATCTCAGTTCGTGGATGACGGGAGTCGGAGTGATTAAGCCATTTTTCACCTCCTAAGTTTATTGACACTCCCGTCCTCCATCCCTATACTATTTTTTCGTTTTTACAAATATAATGCCGATTTACTAAACTTATTTTGACAGAGATTCAATATCCCTTATTTGCTATGCAAAACAAAGTTAAGCCGTGCCTACGCAAAGACAGGGATTAATAACTCGAGTGCGCAATCGAGTGAGTCGCAATCCGACAGAGAGAATACCTTGGCGTCGGTCAATAGGGCCGGTCGGTGCGACAGGTATGTCAAACACGGGCGGAATTGTGCAACAGTTCCTTGGCGCAACGCGGCAACAAAGCGGCGTTAAACGTGGCGCGTCTCAATTCTTACAATCATATAACGAACTGCCTTGGTTCCGTGCGGCAGTCTCTAAGATAGCAGGGTCGGTCTCAGGCGTTGAATGGTTAGGTCTTACGGAGGACCCGGAGACCGAGCAAATGACGCCGCTCAATGATTTGCTCGAGGGAGTTAAGCATCCTCTCGAGATATTCTTTGACCAACCGCACCCGTTCTTTTCGTGGCAAACAATCACGTTCTTATGGACTATTCACCTCAAGACGTTAGGAGAGGCGTTTGGCATTTGGGACAAGACTGCCGAAGGTTTGCAGATATGGCCTATTGTCCCGACGCAAATCACCAAACTCCCGACTCCCGAGGACCCGTTCTTTATGCTGTCCTTGCCAACAGGACAGTTCCCAATTCCTATTGATGAAATCTTTTGGATGGTTGACCCCGACCCGACCTCACTCTATGCACGGGGGTCAGGAGTCGCAACCTCACTCGATGACGAACTGTCAACGGATTCAGAGGCAGCCAAAACAATTCGTGCGTTCTTTGAACATCAAGCACGGCCCGATATACTCATAACGGGCAAGGGACTCAATCCCGAGAAGACAAAGCGGATTGAGGAGGAATGGGTAACAAAGCAAAGCGGTTTTTGGAATGCGTTTAAGCCTCACTTCATGAGCGAAGTCGTCGACGTGCGCGAGTTCAAGCAAGACTTTCAGTCAATGCAGTTCATTGACTTGCGCAAATACGAAAGGGACAGCATTATTCAAGTCTTTGGAATCCCGCCGGAGATTATCGGCATATTGCAGAACTCAAACAGGGCAACGATTGAAGCCGCTGATTTATTCTTTGCACGTTACACACTCACGCCAATACTCACGCAAATGCGCGAGGCGTTTCAAAAGCAATTGGTTCCCAAGTTCGACGAGACAGGATTGGTCGAGATTGACTTTGTCTCTCCGATACAGGAGGACAAGGAATATCAACTCGAGATAATGAGGGCCGCACCTTGGGCGTTCTTAAAGGACGAGATACGTGCAAGGGCCGGAGAGGACCCATTGCCTGACGGGAAGGGCGAGGTCTTCATGACTCCCATGAACCTGCAAGAGGTCGCACTCGACCAGGGTGAGGAACCCACTGCGCCTGAGTCGCCCGTCGCACCGGCAGCAAATCCCGATGAACAAACAACACCACAAGAGGAGCCCGCTCCTACACCTCCCGCCGTCCTAATGTCCGACGAGTCTCAAGCGGCAAAGGCAAAACAAAGAGCGCGACAGCGACAGGGCCGACGGGTCACTACAGGAGCGGGCTACGTATTAAGATTGAGGCGTTGAGATGACGTTTAAAGAATGGTTCTTGGGACTTACAGGAAATGAAAAGGTTGCGTTCTTTGGCGCAATAGGATGCGGCGTTGGGGCAATCCTGTTGGCGCTTGGGCAAATAGGACTTGGAATTGGATTTCTATTTGGTGGATTTGTTGGAATACTTTTCTTAGGTAATTCCCAAAGTTAAGTGGTGATAAAAATGCAGTTTACATATCTCGAGTTCGCGGTGACATTGCTCGTCATAGAGGTTTTGTTTGTCTTATTCAACCTGTATGGGATGATTAAATGACACTCGCAAAAGAAGTTAAGCAAGGCAAGTTAATCGAAAAGATTTTCAAGGTCGATAAGCCGGTCGTCGATGGCGACATAGATGACCCGAACGCACCTTTGATTTTCACGATAACAACGGACGTTGTTGACAGAGAAGGCGACGTAGTTATGCCGAGCGGCATAATGGTCGGCAATTACAAGAACAACGCAGTGATGCAATGGGCGCACAAATACGACGAACTGCCTATCGGCAAGAGCGTCGAGATGTGGGCGCAGAAAGTCAAGTCAGTGAGCAAGGACGGTGAACCTGTCGACCAAGAAGCGATACAAGCGGCGGTCGTATTCCAACCTGACTCAAACTATCATGAATCATACTCAGGACTGCGCGGTTCTATGGTTCGTCGGATGTATCTCACAGGGTTCCTCAATGCTGTGTCGATTGGATTCGACCCGCAGGAATGGGAGGAACTCGAACGCAAGATTGAGGAAGGCAATGACAAGGGCGTCATTATCTCAATCACTGACGGGACGAAGTTCCTGTCATGGGAACTGCTCGAGTTCTCCGCTGTGCCTGTGCCTGCGAATCCGCAAGCACTCATGCAACGGAGCAAGGAGTTCGGCATTGACCGCAAGATGGTCAAATTATTCCTTGCCGAGATGACTCGGTATTGCACAGAGGAGGACGGATGTCCTATGAAAGATAAGAAAGAAGGACACGCACCGGAGGAGGATAAGATGAACGTAGAGAAAATAGAGGCTTTAGAAAAGCGCATAAATGAACTCGAGGCTTCAATAAAGGCGGGGCGCGTCCTGAGTTCGGCAAACGAAACCGACCTCAAGAAGGCGAACGACCTGACTGACCAAACGGGCGAACTCATAGAGGGCGTTCTCGAACAGGTTACAGGACAGCCGGTCGTTGAACCCGCCGATGAGGGGAGCGATGTTAAACCGCCGACGGCAACACCGCCAAAGGCAGAGACACTTCCCGAGGAAGTTAAAGAAGTTGTCCCCGAGGTTAAGGACGACGACGAGATTGAGGTCGATGTCGACACTCTCTTGAACGTCATTAACGAGGAGACCAAAGAACCTGACGACGACGAGATTGTCGAAGTTAGCGAGGCCGACCTATTAGCGGTCATTAACGAAGGCAGCACGGAGGAGGTTTAGATATGGCGACAGAAATGAGTCGGGATGACTTGCTCTCCGCAGTCGCGGAGATGAGGAAAGCGCAAGAACCCGAACAGAAAATAAAGATGACCCGTCGTCAGCTTCAAGAACTACTCTTGAAATCGACGGGCAAGAGCAAAGAGACACTTAAAGAACAAACAAAGGACGCAGTTACACAGCAAAATTGGGCGATGCGGGCACAACTCGCAGGAGAACAGGCGTATATTCAGAACAACGCGAACGAGAAGGTCGACCCTATCGGCGGTCTAATGATAGCACTCGCCGCAGGGAAGGGGCACATCGGCGACGCGACAGTTTACGCACAGCGGAAGTTTGGCGAGAAGTCAAAAGTATTCAAGGCGTTGAACGTGGCTGTGCCAACAGGCGCAGGAATG